GAGGGCGAGGGCGCTGGCGGGGCCGGCAACGGTTCCAACGGCAAGGGCCGACCGAAGCCCGACCCCAGTCAGGGGAAGGGCGGTGGCGGCGCGAAGCCGACCAGCGTGGCGCAGGTGATGGCCGACAGGGCCGCCGCCCGCGAGACCAAGAAATAACCACACTCCAAGTCCCGAAAGGACACCGCCATGCCTGGTCTCAAGACCAAGACGTACGGCACCGGTGACTACTCCTGGATGCTCAACACGGATGGCCTCGATGAGGCCGTCACGGGTGTCCTGGACGTCAGCACCTTCACCGCCGGCACGCACTACCCGGACGGGTACTTCCCGTCCGGCCTCCCCGTCCGAATCGACGACCGAGACGTGATCCGCCCCTGGGCAGACACCGCAGGCGCGCGACTCGGCTTCCTCAAGGGCGACGTCAAGACCGACGGCGTCGAGGACGCCAACTGCGCGGTCGTCGTGCGCGGCAACATCAAGACGGCCAAGGTCCCGCTCGCCGGGTTCGCGGTCCCGACCACTGCACCCCAGGTGCAGTTCGCCTTCTGGAGCTGATGAAACATGCCTCTGTGGACTGACCTCATCGACCCCGTCGAGGCGACGGGCATCGCACGTGACGAGCAGTTTGTCATCGAGCAGGCCAAGGGCGGCACGCTCGCCCGATTCCTGCCGAACGTCTTCGTCGACTCCGACCACGTCAAGTTCTTCCCCTCCTCGACCGGCCTCGTTGCCGCCGATCTCTCGCAACGAGCCGATCGACGAGCTGACGCAGAAGGAGCTGGCTCGACTCTCGGACGACCGCGTCCGCAAGAGCATCGAGTCGGCCGTGCGCCGCAACGTGCAGGCCATCTCGATGCGCCAGGAGCTGACGCGCGGCATCGCGATCGAGCAGGGCAAGGTCGTCGTCGACACCGAGAACTACTGGATCAACGACGACTTCGGCCGCGACGCCGCACTGACGATCACCGCAGCGTCGCTGTGGAGCTCGGGTGCGGTCGACCGCCTCACGGCCCTCGGGGCGTGGAGCGACGTCTACGCGTCGAAGAACAACGGCACCAAGCCCGGCCGGATCGTCATGTCGACGACGTCGTGGAACGCGTTCGCCTCGGGCAACCAGTTCGCGACGCTGCTCGCCAACGGCGCGACGCGCCCGGCCGTCAAGGCCGAGATCCTCGCGTTCGCGGAGTCGGCCGGCCTTCCGCCGATCGAGATCTACGACCGCTCAGTGTCCGTGGAGGGCACCTCCACGAAGGTCTTGTCGGCGAACAAGATCTTCTTCCTGCCCGAGCCGACGGACCCGATGAACGAGGAGGGCACGATCCTCGGCGCCACCTACTGGGGCCGCACGGTCTCGGCTGGCTTCGAGTCGTGGGGCATCGAGCCCGACGAGCAGCCCGGCATCGTCTGCGGCGTCTTCAAGGAGGAGTCCGTCGGCTCCTCGATCGAGGTCCAGGGCGACTCCATCGGCGAGCCGGTCCTGGCCAACCCGAACGCCTCCATGGCGATCGCAGTCCTCTGAGAGGGGTGAGTGACATGGCGAAGCTGAACGCGAACACCATCGTGACGAACCCGGACACCCACGAGGCCGTCGTGCTCTACCAGGGCGACGCCGTGCCTGAGTGGGCGGCCGACCTCGTCGGCGAGCACCTCCTCCGAGCCGCTGAGGTCTCCTACGCGTCCAAGCGCGTCGCCGACCTGCGCGACGAGATCGAGAGCCGCAACGAGGGCCGCGATGAGCCCGACCAGATCCCGCTTGACGGGAACAAGGCCGACCTCGTCGCTGCGCTCGAGGCCGACGACGCCGACAACGAGTGATGGGAGGGGGAGGTCATGTCTGTTACGGCAGCCGCGGTTGGCACTGAACTGGGCGTGGCCTCCCCCACTCCGATCCAGCTTGCACAGTGGGAGTCGTGGATCAACCAGGCTCTCTACCTGATCGAGCGCCGCTATCCGGACCTTGAAGGGCTCGACCCTGAGGACGTCGACTATGTGGTGTTGCAGGCGGTCGTGGCTCACGCCACGAACCCGAAGAACGCGACTCAGGTCGACGTGTCGGTCGACGACGGCAGCGTGTCGAAGCGGTACGCGTCCGGCTTCGGTCGAGTGACGATCACGGACGACCTGTGGGGGATCCTCGACCCGGAGGACGACGCCGAGCCGACCGGGGCGTTCTCGATCCGTCCGGCATATGCCCCTGACCGGCCGGCGTGGTACTGATGCTCGGCGACGACATTGCCGCAGCACTTCCTGAACTGCGTGCAGCGGCCGAGTCGCTGATGGTCGACACGTGCCGCGTCACCACCCTCAGTGCGCCTGTGTGGGACGGCCCGTCAGGCGAATACCTGCCTGGCACCACGGCCACCATCTACGAGGGCAAGTGTCGCCTGCGACGGCCCGTGGCTGCCCCTCAGGCCACGGACGCGGGCGAGACGACGTGGGCGGTTGACGTCCTCGTCCTCTCCCTACCGATCTTGGGCTCGGAGTCGGTCGCGGACGGTCACGACGTGGAGATCCTGACGAGCGCGCATGATCCGGCCACTGTCGGCCTGACGCTCAAGGTCCAAGGCGGACACTGGCAGACGCACTCCACAGCCCGTCGCTTTCCGGTGAAGGTGGTCACTCATGCTTGACTTCGACGCTTCGGAACTGACGGCGCTGGCCGCTGAGATGGCTGCGGCGCCGGCCAAGGTCATCCCCGCGCTGCTGCCGGTCGCAAACAAGGCGGGCGTGCGGATGAAGGGCACGCTGCGCAAGGATTCGTCCGGGCATGACCACTTTGCCCGTCTACCGTTCTACGCCGAGTATGACGTCGAGCAGACGGCCACGTCTCTCACGATCGAGGCTGGCTTCCGCAAGGAAGGCCAAGGCAACCTCGCGAATATCGCAGCCTTCGGCTCGGTGAACAACGCACCCATCATGGACATCACACGCGCGCTTACCGATGAGGTTCCGGCGTTCATGCGCTGGGTCGCCAAGGTCGGAGCGGATGCGCTGTGAGCCTCGCGCACGATATCGCGGAAGCCCTCAAAGTGGCGCTGACTGGCGTGACGGTCTACGACTTCGCCGTCCCGAACGGCACTCTCCCCGCGTCGTACATCATCGTGCGTGCGGGCGTCGTAAATGAGTTCCCGACCCGGATGGCTCGGGCCACCAACAAGGCCGAGGACGTCGCCCGCGTGATCGCGGTGAGTCGTCACACGAACCCTGAGGTAGCGGCTTCCCTGGCCGAGTCTCTGCGCTCCCGGTTCGTCCCCGTCCTACGCGACTGGCGCCCGTCCGGCTCGCAGCGCGCGTTGCGTTTCGACCTCGGAGGAGACGCCTTCCGCGACACGTCCCTGCCCGACGTGACGTTCGTGGCCCCGGTCCAGTACCGCCTGACCCGCCCTGTCTGACAAGGAGATTCGCATGACCGAGTTCGTTCGGGTGCGACTTGAGAACGGCTCGGAGGCGAGCATCCCCGCTCGCGCCGCTGAGGCTGCCGGGCTCAAGCCACTCAAGAAGCCGGCGCTTGGGCGCGATGGTCGCCCGCTGTCCACCAAACACCGGGCGTTCGACCGCCCGGAAGCAGCCACCGAGTCACCCACCACCGAGGCTCCTGCCTCTGAGCCCTCACAGGAGGACTGACATGTCACCCACCATCCTCGATGGCATCTCGACTGACGAGACCACGAACCTGACCTGGATCCCCGCGATCGCGGTCCCCACTGCCCCGTCGCTGGCGACGGAGTACAACGCAGGAACCTCGGTCAAGCTGGAGTGCCTGCTCGTGCAGACTTTCAGCGCGGACGCATCTGTTTCCAAGAACGAGCTGCGCCGGATGTGTTCCTCAAAGGCGCGTGAGCGTGCCGGGATCGAGAAGCGCAGCATCGCTGACCTCGTGGGCGTGTACGACCCGCAGGACCTCACGACGGCGCTGTCGAAGGCTTACGCGACGTTGGAGAAGGGCGCCAGCGGCTTCCTCGTGTTGCGCTCGGGCATCCACGTCGACACGGCGGCGATCGCGACTGACCTCGTGGACGTCTACAAGGTCACGGTCGACTTCCGCATCAAGATCGCAGCGGCCGACAACGACGAACACCAGTTCAAGGCGGGCATTTCCGTGCAGGACTGGTGGGAGGACGTCGCACTCGTCGCGTGACCCCTGATTGGGTGGGCGCGGGCTGGCTGACTCGTTCCCGAGCCTGAGGTTGCCGACCTCAAGACGTTGATCGCTCAGGCCACGCGCCCTGACTCACACTGCACGGTGCCGCTCAACCAGGCGTTGCGGTCCAAGATCGCAGACGCTGAGGCCGAGCTCGCCCACATCTCTCAGGACGCCCCGAGCACGCGCATGGGCGCCACCTCCCCACTCAAGGCCAAGGCTCGTGAGATCGAGGCACTGCGCGAGCAGATGAAAGCCTCCGAGATCACGTTCCGATTCCGGGCGCTCGACGACGCCGGCCGTGACGCGGTCCGGGTTGCCATGAAGGGCCGAGACGACCCGGACGAGATCAACCTGCGGTGCATCGCCGCCATGTGCTACGAGCCCGTCGACGCCGAGTGGACCGACTTCCGCGACCTGCGCAAGAACATCGGCGTCAACATCTTCGACTCGACCATCGACGCGGCTGCCACGAGGGCGTCCGGCGACGACTGGTCGGTCCCTTTCTCGTTCGCTGCCTCGCACATCCTCGGAATCGAGAAGTAGCGCTCGAGGTCGCCACCGCGACCGACCTGCGCATTCCACTGTCAGTGCTGCGTGGTAGCCGCCTGCCTGGTGATCCATG